TTAATACGCTATTGGCCACTAAATATGACTTCAACAAAATAACTAACAGTGAAAGTTTTAATGATGTTAGATTAAAAATGCTTAATGGAGAGTATCCAGATCAATGTAAAAAATGTTGGAACTCTGAAGCAGCCGGTAACCCTAGTAAAAGAACAGTTGAATCTCAAAGGTTAAATTTTAAAGAAGAAGATGCTATAAAAATAACAAACATAGACGGTACACTAAAAGAAGTTAATTATGAATTTATAGAACTACGTCTAGGAAACCATTGTAACTTAGCATGCAGAACATGTAATCCTATTTCAAGTTCACGTTGGAAAAAGGAATGGAAACTTTTAGATTTAGAGAAGAGCTATTTAGAGGTTCCACAAACTAATATGAACTGGCCAAAAGATCAAAACTTTTGGGATAAATTATTACCACACATAGACGAATTAAGGTATGTTTATGTAAACGGTGGAGAGCCGTTACTTATAGACAAACACCTAGGGTTTTTAGAAGAGCTTGTTAAAAAAGATGTAGCAAAAAATGTTACCTTAGTTTATTCTACAAACACAACAGTATCAGGCAAAGACTACGAAGATGCTTGGAAGGAATTTAAAGAAGTACAATTAATGTGGTCTATAGACGACATAGAAAGACGAAACGAATATATGAGGTTCCCTGCTAAATGGGACAAAACTTTAGAAACAATTAAATGGTTTAAAGAATTAGAAGAACGACATGATAATATCTTTTGTTCTATACTACAAACAATTTCTATATTAAACATATTTTATTTAAAAGAGTTTCATGAATATTTTAAAGAGATTGTTCCTTACGTTTCGCCTAACTATGTTACGGAACCTGACTACTATGATCCTGCTATCCTTCCTATAAATATAAAGGAAAAGATACTTGAAAAAGCTGAAGGTGAAATTTTTTATGATAATGTAAAAAACTACTTAACAATTGAACGTGATGAGAATCTTTTATTTAGATTCTTTGACATTACTAACAGGCAAGACATTATACGAAAAGAAAAGTATAAAGATGTTTTCCCAGAATTTTATGACTTGATAAAAGATTATGACAGATAAAGATACTAAGTGCGTATTACCTGTAATACATTTACATACATGGCCTAATAAAGATGTGTATGCTTGTTGTCTTGGAAATATAGATCATCAAGTAGGTTCACTAAAAAACAATACTTTGAAAGAGATTTGGAATGATGATCCTATGCGTAGAATCAGAAGGCAGATGTTAGCAGGGGAAAGACCTCCTGAATGTGTTAATTGTTTTAAAGAAGAAGACACAGGTAATGAATCTTTTAGAAATACCTCAGCAAGAGACTTTGCTCCTCATTTAAAAAAATGGGACAATGTAAAAGAAGACGGAACATTAGATGATATGGATTTAGCATATTGGGACTTTCGTTTTTCTAATATATGTAACTTCTCATGTCGTAGCTGTGGCCCACAACTAAGCTCTGGTTGGTATAAAGATACTAAAAAGATATGGGGTAGTTTACCACCTGACCTTCCGGAACCTGGAAGAGTTTTTGAATTGTGGGAGGAAATAGAGCCTTATTTTCCTATAGTAGAAAAAATATATTTTGCTGGTGGGGAACCTTTAATGATGGAAGAACATTATAGGATTATTAATAGACTTATAGAAATGGGAAGAACAAGTGTACATTTAGTTTATAATTCAAATTTAAGTCAGTTCTTTTATAAAAGTCAAAACATATTAGATTCATGGGGTAAGTTTAAAAGGGTAACAATGTCAGCAAGTTTAGATGGCTACGGCCCTCGAGGAGAGTTTGTTCGTACAGGTTTAGATTGGGAGAAGTGGGTCAATAACAGATTAGAAATGAAAGAAAAAACACCTAAAGTAGAGTTTGGTATTAATGCTACAGTTAGCATACAAAACGCTATGCACATACCAGACTTCCATCGTGAATTGTTAAGACAAGGATTAATAGATGAACCATTTAATTTTAATATAAATCTAGTTCACTTTCCTTTTTGGTTAAACGTTGGAATTTTACCTGAGAGAAAAAAGAAAGAAATAGAAATTGTATGGAGAGAGTGGGAAAAAGAATTAAAAGAAACATACGAACAACCATGGAAAATACAGACTTTGATACAACACATTAATGGTTTTATAGATTTTATGAATTCACAAAAAGAAAATCCTAAAATGGTTGAACGGTTTATTTTAGAAATGGAAAGAATTGATGCAGTAAGAGATCAAACTTGGCAGGAAGAATTACCAGAGATAGCAAGCATAGACCCTGATTGGAACTTAAAACGTATTAGAAAACAGGACCCATTTATATATGAATAGATATTATACAATTGGTTTTGACGACCCAACACAAGCCGGCTGGCCAGAGGCTTCAACATCTATAAGCAAAATGGAAACAGGCATCGTTCAAAATCTTTTAGATAGATTGCCGGGGAACATTTGTTTGATAAACTCAACCTGGTTGGGTGATGATTTAAAAGGATTAAAAAAGTTTATTTCAGAAACTACATGTACTGAAGCAGCGGTGTACTCAGGACCAGACTGGGAAAATACAAATTGCATTAATAAAAGAAAAGACGCACACCAATTGATACAAGATAATTTCGATAAAGTTTATCATGTAGGCAATACAAACAAAGGATATTATTTTAGTTATTGGTTAAAGTATATAGACAATCATTGGGCAAGTTATGCAAGGGCGAAATGGATAAACCCTCCTAAGTTAGCCCGTAAACCAGATGGAACAGTTGGACAAAATGGTAAACATTTTTTGTGCTACAACAGAAAACCACATGATCATAGAGTCACACTTTTAAATAAGATACATGATCAAGGCTTAGAAAATTTTGGAATTATCTCAGCCATGGAACCACACAATGATTACAAATTTAAAAATCCAATTATATTAGATGAAGAACATGAAATAGAAGACCAACCATTAATGTCAGAGTGGGTAGGACAAAGCTGTAATGATATTGCTACGTTAGGTGATGTTGAAAATTGGAGCAGACATTTTCTTACAGTAGTTACAGAATCGTGTATTCATTCAGATATATTCTTAAGTGAAAAAACTTTTAAACCTATAATAGGTTTAAGGCCTTTCTTAATATTAGGAGATCAAAATCTCTATAAAAAATTAAAAGAAATGGGCTTTGATATTTTTGAAGACATGTTTCCAGATATTTTACAAGCCATGTCACACCCTGACTATGAAAGACGAATAGACTATATAACAAATCAATTGGAGAGAATAACAGCACTTAGCCATGAGGAGTTAGAGGACAAATATAATGAGCTCTCACCACGACTATGGGCTAATAGAAAACGTTTAGGTGAAGTCATAAAAGAAAATTGGGAAAGAGTAGACAATATAGATGAGGTATTTAAATCAAAAGAACAAAATTCTATACAAGTGCCATGGGAGCATTACTTCACAATGGAAGAGTTTGCTAAAGATTATCCTCCACAACCTAGACGTCCTCATTGGAAATCAGGACAATGGGAAATAGGTATGCCGTCCAACGCGGTTGCAAGTCCAGATCGTTTCGGGGAAATTGTTCCTCCTTTTATAGTTGATAGATCTTTTCACAATCCTACTGATATTTTTTACTTGTGGTTTGACAAGCTCAAGCAAGGACCTGTATCAGGTAGGCCTATTGCACAAGATCAGCCATATGTTCCTGGAAACTGTTTTAGAGATGGTTTAAATGTTACTGCTTCTCAAAGATCAAACATGCAATGGTGGTATGAATACGCAGATTTAAATCATAAGTTGATGGACATAAACAAATTTAATGAAAATGTACACGGTAAAAACCATCCTTTACATAATTATTATTTTATCGAAATTGCTTATTTAGAAGGCATTTCTAACCTTATAGCAGACATACCGGAAAAAGTAAAAGATCTAGCTAGAAAGAGAATGATGCAAATAGTTTTTGTATTCCCTCACGAAGGATTCCATTTAGATTCACATTGGTGGATGGAAAAATTAAATGGGGCCATGACAGCCGAAAAGTTAAATGGAATATATTCTTATTTTATATATGGCGATATAAACTTTACTAAGAATTATGATCATTGGATTGCCAATAATCCGGCCGGACAACAAAGTGAATTTACCAAAACAATTGGTTATGATTATTTTCAATTTTTATATAGACAACAATATGTATTAAGAACAGATCCATTGGAAAGAGGATTGTTTACTATAGACAACGCAAGAGAGTTTATTCAACCAGACTCTATCTATGAACGTGAAACAATACATAGTGTTCCAACAGCGGAAGATAAAACCCGCGACTTATTATGTTTTAATGGTTTACCTAGACAACATAGACTAGCGATTGTATCAGAATTAGATCGATTAGGTTATGATAAAACTAACTCTTATATCAGCTTCTTATTACGATTCTATGGAGAAGATGGAGGAGCAGCACAATACAAAAGGCATTGGAAGTCGACTTTAGATCAAATTAATAATGATTTATTTAATACTAAAACACAGAGAGATCATTTAAATGAATATTTTAGAGAGCCCCGCCAGTTAAAATTAGATATTTCATCAGAAAAACTACAACAAGATGATAGGTATTTTGACAAAACATTATATGAATCATCATATTTTTCCCTAGTCAACGAAACAATTTTTTATGAAAACGATTCCAATCAATTAATGAACCTGTTTATTACAGAAAAAACATATAAACCTTTAATGAACTATCACCCATTTATTATTGTAGGCCTTCCATACACACTTCGATATTTAAGACAACAAGGGTATCAAACTTTCCCAGAAATGTTTGATGAATTTTATGATGCCTTTAAAGATCCAAAACAAAGACTCCAGTGCATAATAGATCAACTAGAGAATTGGAAAGGAATATCAACAGATGATAAAAATGAAAAGTATAATTCAATAAGACATAAACTTGCATTTAACAGGTTTCACTTCCTACACCAAAACAAACACCAACAACTTAAAGACAGAAAAAGAGATATCTTGTTATCTTTGCATCCTTATAAAAATGATTAGATGGGGATTATCAGCAGGCCACCATGACGCGGCAATTTCTGTGATTGAAGAAGATCAAATATTGTTTGCAGGACATGCCGAACGGTATAGTGGTATTAAAAATGATAAGAATTTAAACCGGGCATTAGTAAACGATGCATTACAATATGGTGAGCCCGAGGCATTATATTGGCACGAAAGTCCTTTTTGGAAAAATACAAGACGTGTATATAGTGGACAAAAATGGCAAAAGAATAATGTTAAAGCATTACTTAGATCTTATGGTTTAGATTATTGGACAGTAAAATACAACACACACCATCAGTCACATGCAGCAGCGGGTATGTTTACAAGTCCTTTTATTAATTCTAATATTATAGTAATAGATGCCATTGGAGAGTGGACGACTTCAAGTATATGGAGTGGTGCACTAGGTAAGCGATGGAGCACACGTTATCCCACTTCTTTAGGAATGTTTTATTCTGCCATTACAGACAGGTGTGAATTAAAAGCAAACGAAGACGAATATATTTTAATGGGTATGGCTGCGTATGGAGATCCAGACAAGTATTATGAACCCATGAAAAAACTATTACAATTAAACCTACAAAAAGGTTGCAGAAATTTTGCGTGGGATCAAGACGATCCACATAATACAATGTATTTTGATTTTGCAGCAGCAGCACAAAAAATATACGAAGAAGAATTTAGAAAAATATTAGAGATATCTAAAAAGTGGGACATCTCAAATAATTTAGTATTGCAAGGAGGCTGTGCATTAAATTGTGTAGCAAATGCTATTGCATTAGAGTATTATGATAATGTATGGATAATGCCTAACCCAGGAGATGCCGGATCATCATTAGGAGCTGTTCTAGCACATACACACCAGCACGTAGAGTTTACACCTTATTTAGGATACAATATACCAGGTCCATATCCTGCACAAGAATTAATAGAGGAATTACTTAAAGGAAATATAGTAGGAGTAGCTAACGGCAGAGCAGAGTTTGGCCCAAGGGCATTAGGCAACCGTTCATTATTAGCAGACCCTCGAGGCACAGACATAAAGGACAGAGTAAATAAAATAAAAAGGAGACAGAAATTTAGACCTTTTGCTCCTGTTATATTAGAAGAAGAAGCACACAAATATTTTGAAATGCCAACTAAAGAAATTCCATATATGCAATATACAGTCAAATGCAAAGAGCCTGAGAAATACCCTGCAATAGTTCATGTTGATGGTACTTCAAGAGTTCAAACAGTTAATAGAAAACAACATCCAGGCCTATATCAATTATTAGTAGCATGGAAAGATCAAACAAGTTGCCCTATGTTACTAAATACGAGCCTTAATATAAAAGGTAAACCAATTGTAAATACAGTTCAAGACGGTAAAATGTTTGCTCAAAAATACGATATCAAAGTGTTTTGACCTATAAATAGAAGTATGGACACACAGAAGGCAAAGGTAATTCCATTTAAGAAAAAAGAACCGAAAGCCAAAGTAATTAAAGGTTATCGGATGGCTTTTTATACTGAAGAAGAAATAGATCTTGCTTTACTGTGTTTGAATACTTGGGGATTTAAGGAGTTAAGATATTCACGACCTGTTTTAAAAAGACTTGATCCACTATATATCAAGGAATGCCTAATACAAGGTTATAATTCTGAGCTCTTTTCAACGCAAAGTAAAAAGACTATCTTTAAAATTATAGATAGTGTAGAAGAAATCGCGATCGCGGTTCAATAAGGATAAGATAATGCCAATATATACAATCGAGAATACCATCACCGGAGAGGTTGAAGATCAGTTATTATCGATTTCAGCAATGGAGGCATTGATATCAGACAACCCACACCTAAGACAAATAATTGGAGCTCCGAACATAATAGGAGGAACAGGAGACCGTACAAGACCGCCCGATGGTTTTAAACAGGTTTTATCTAGGGTAGCAGATGCTAATCCCACTTCGGCTTTAGCAGACGATTACGGGCGAAAAGACAAGAAGTCTACTGCCATCCGAGACTCATTGAAAAGAGTTAAAAAGAAGTTAGGACCCATATACAACGATTAAAAGGGGGTGATCCTTGCCTAGAGCACATATACGATGTTCAAAGATCAATAACTTAGGAGCGTGCCTATAAAAAACATCAAAAGAGTGATCAAATAATCAAAAAAATGCTTGACTTATGGTCCGGGATAGTGCATAATGTATGTATATTAAATAAAAAAGTGAGGACAATTAATATGAATGAAGAACTAAAAGCAAAACTAGACATACTACTAGATGCCATTGCCAAGGATTACGAAAGATGGACCATTAAAAGCTTTAAAGCTAATGGGTACGACATGGATCGTGGAGAAGCCAAAATCAAAGAATTCAGGGACGCACTTGAAGTAAAAGTTGGCCGTAAATTTATTAAAATTCTCTCAGAAAGAAGTGTTTGGGGATTTGTAAATTTAACACATGAAAGATTCCGTGAAGGTGATATCCTTAAAGCAGCAGGTTACAATGCTCCAGCTCTTAATAGACCTAGAGGAAATGTTTTTGAAGACTACAGCGTAGCATGGACAGGACCACATTATATAGCTGGTTACTCAGCAGGTGGTACTAGAGCAGAAGGCCTTAACAGAGGCGGTTCTACAATGGTGAGATCATAGATGATATATCCATTACAAACACTCTACAAAAGAGACACAAACGGAAACATTCGTGAATGGACAGTTGAATACAGTGGTCCAATTAATCCTGGAATAAGAACTATTTCAGGAATTAAAGATGGTAACCTTGTAACTTCTGAATGGAAAGAAACATTTGATAAAAACTTTGGCAAAGCAAATGCCACAACAAGTTTTGAACAAGCTCAGAAAGAAGCCCAAGCATTGTGGGATAAAAGAATTGAAAAAGAGTATTTCAGAGACGAAGCAAACGTTGACAAATACGATAAATTCAAACCACAACTTGCACATGACTATACTAAAAGGCCACAGTCAAGTGGTATTAGTCAACCAAAACTAGATGGTATTAGATGTATTGCTAGAGTAGATGGACTATATACTAGAGCAGGAAAAGAAATCACTACATGCCCTCATATAGAGGCAGCATTAATAGACTTTTTTGAACACTATCCAAATATAGTTTTAGATGGAGAACTTTACAACCACAAACTGAAAGCTAATTTTAATAAAATTACAAGTCTTGTTCGTAAAGTGAAACCAAGCGAAGAAGAATTAGAAGAGTGTATGGACTTAGTTGAGTACCATGTTTATGATTGTTTTGATAAAGATGATACAAGCAAACGATTCTTAGACAGATTTAATGGTCTATCGAGAGTACATAATCCAAAAGTAGTTTATGTTCCAACTGAAGTATGTGATGATCAGGAAGCTTTAGATAAGTTATACTCAGAATATACTGAAGATGGTTTTGAAGGACAAATGGTTAGAAACAACGAGCCTTACGATAACAAAAGAAGTAAGAATTTGTTAAAAAGGAAAGAGTTTATAACTGAAGAATTTGATGTTGTTGAAGTGTTAGAAGGATCAGGCAACTGGTCTGGTTACGCCAAACACTTTGAACTAAAACTTGGAGATGGTAGAACATTTAGAAGTGGAGTTCGTGGCAACCAAGCATTGTTAAAAGATTTATTAGAACAGGAAGTAAAACCTACGTGGGTGACATGTAGATACTTTGAATTATCCCCAGACGGAGTTCCTAGATTTCCTGTTGTTATTGACTGGGGTGTAGGAGTGAGAAATGACTAATAAAGTAGAAGACCGTCATTCAATCCTAGCAGAAACTTCTGGAGGCAAATATACGCCTGAAGAAGTGCGTGACCTTGAAATGGGTTTAATAGCAGACGCAGCTGTACAAGAGCAAGAAGAACAGAATGCCAAAGCAGCAGGCTATTGTTACCATTGTGGCAGCGAGCTAGACGATTGCACAGGATATAAGTGTTGGATACGCTAAATGTATGTTTGCATTTGTAATGCAATAACAGTTAGTGATTTAGAAAAAAACCCAGAACTTGAAAAGTTGGTGGGTACAAAATGTGGGAGATGCATGAATTTTAATCATATGCCCGTCGATATAGACGAACTAGAAAGAATTAATACAAGTCAAGGAAGGAGATATACCACACCTAGTGGTTTGTTGTATCCTTCAATCACGACAATCTTATCTTATAAATCAAAACCAGGCATTGATGCTTGGCGTAAGCGTGTAGGAGAAGAAGAAGCAAACAAAGTAACACGAATCGCAACAACTCGTGGAACAGCAATTCATAAGCTCTGTGAGAATGCTCTACGTAATGAGCCTGAAGATGTATCAAAGCTTAGTATTTTAGATCAAGAAATGTATTCAGACTTTCGTCCTTTGTTAAACGAAATAGATAATATAAGAGCTATTGAATCAACCCTATATTCAGATCATTTAAGACTTGCAGGCCAAGTAGATTGTATCGCAGAATATAGAGGTAGATTATCTGTAATAGATTTTAAAACTTCTAAGAAAAAGAAAGAAAAGTGGATGTGTGAAAATATGTTCATACAATGTTCTGCGTATGCTATTATGTTTGAAGAAAGAACAGGAATACCTGTAGATCAAATTGTAATTTTAATGGCTCAAGAAGATGAAGGACCTGTGGTTTTTGTTGAAAAGAGAGATAATTATGTTCCTAAATTAATGGAAGCTAGAAACGAGTTTGAAAAAAAAACAGGGGCCTATACTAGGAACATCAACCATATGAGTAGTCCGACTAGCTCTCCTTGGCCTGGCTCTCGTATAGATATAACACGAAGAGTTAAACCCGCCGATTGGAAGAGGCCACCTTCAGATATAGATGAAAACCTAGGAAAAGATCTTTATCAGATAGACTCTGATGTCACACCTAAAAATTTATATATAGAGCTGAAGGCCGGACGCAAAGAAGCGCCAGAACAAGTATTGGGCTCCCGAGGAGTCCCCCAACTTGCTAATACTAGAGTAGGAGGCGATGACGATCATTTCGTATTTTTTAATGACCCTGCAGATCTGAGTAAGCGATTGGTGTCAGGGGAGTGGGAAGAACATGACATTACAATATTCAATCCATTTGAATACGAGATCTTTCAAGCCTTAGATTACGACAAAATAATAGCAAAAACATATACAGAGTTAAATTCGGGTGCTTGCCAAACAAGATATGCCAATCTAAAACCGGGCCATGAAGTTATACAGTGGTCTCTATTTTGGCTATTCCATACATTTAATATAGGCCAACGCGTAAACACAATAAGAATGCCTGATCAAAACCCTACAGTATTATTTTGTTCAATGAATGGCAACACGAGAAGCCACAGAGATGAACTCTGGAGGCAACTTGTCCATAAGAATTTATTAAACAAGTATTGTTCTTATTTAACCAGAGGAGTTACAATTGATATTACTCCTGAAACTGAACATAACAGTTTAAATATGACTGGGGAGGAAACAGTAAGCTCACACACCTTTCCACCTTTTTACAAAGACGTATTAATCGACGTTGTGTGTGAAACAATGCCCCATGCTCTTTTCTTTACAGAAAAAACTTGGAAGCCTATTTTAGGTGAAAGAATTCCTATACTTATTACAGCCCCTGGAGCGCACCAACAATTAAAAGATTGGGGGTTTGAATTATATGATGAGATACTTGATTATAGATTTGATAATATGGCAGACATGGATCTACGTGTAGAATTCGTTACAAACCAATTAAAGACTCTGGCAGAACATGAAGACCCTAAACAGCTTTATATAAAAACTAAAGAAAAGAGAGCATACAATAGAGAGCATGCTTTAAAGTTAGTTAAACAACAAAAAGACATACCAGATCTGGCCTTTCAAGATATAACATGTTCGAACATGTTGACAGATGTGATATCATACTTCCAAGAAAAAGCCTGAATACACTCGAGAATATACCCAGGCTCAGTTTAGTTATGTAGCTATTATTCCTTCAGCTCTCCTGTTGGAAAGTCTGGTTTTTCAACTTCATTCTTCGTGGACAATTCATCAGTTTCCTCGTCAACTTTAGCAGCAGCATCTTCTACGATTCCTGCGCCTTGTTCGATTACAAAACTGGTTGTATCTACAACATCCTCAGCTACTGCTGTTGCGATGTTGGCCGCTCCTTGAACAGTGGTGTCTACTGCAGTTGCTGCAACGTCCCTTACTGTATCTATGGCTGCTCCTACTGAAGCACAACCACTAACGGTTATTCCAAGAAAAAGAAAAACAGCTGTTATTATTCTTTTCATTTTTTACTCCCTGTGGCAATAAACTATCTGCCACTTAATATATTTATAAGGAAGTGATGTTGGATAACAGTTTTTTCTTGGATTTGTTGGGGAGGCCTTGGGGGGTTTCACTATCGTTGAACAGAGATCCATTGTGCTTATGATACATAATATCATAGGCAATCTCTAAAGAATGGACAATAAGCATTATAGTAAGTAAAAAGGCACAGATTTTAAGCCACTTTATCATGTGTTTCATAGTTATTATTTATGTCTGTCTCAAAACTGAGACAAAGGAAAAGGGTAGCCCAAAAGCTACCCTCCCTGGAGCTTAATTTAAGCTCATAGAATTCTTTATTACTAAACCTAAAAGGTAGCCACAAAAGAAAAAGGTGGCCGCCCATCCTGGATATTGTTTACAAAATTCCCATATTTGTTGTATGAACATTTTTTTAATCTCCTATCATCTGGAGATACATTAATATAAATGGTAACAGTATCGGAGCTATCATGTAAGTTACTAGCTGAACCGCATCGCTGATTTTCCGATATCCTCTTTCGGGGTATCTAGGATCTTCACTTAGTCTGTCAATTTTGGCTTTCATGCGCTTCGCAACTGTACCCAATGCTGCCGTGGTCATGAAAAACCTCCTATAGTTTCCTGTTTTAGTGTATTATAACACCAATGTATTTATACACACAGAAGTTTTGGTACTTTTGGGCTTGATTCTTACCTCAGATTAGTCTATAATATACACTATAAATAACAAACAATAAAGGAGGCAAAGACTATGAATAGAAAATGGCCATTGTTACCAATATTATTTTTCGGAATGTTACTAGGATTTTTCACGGGGCCTGTTAAGGCAGAACAACATGAAGACATCCAATGTTTGGCAGAGAATATATATTTTGAAGCTAGAAGCGAATCAACTGCTGGAAGAATTGCAGTAGCTCTAGTAACACTAAACAGAGTAGAACACCCTAACTTTCCTGACACGGTTTGTGGTGTTGTTAAACAGACTAAATACTATCCCAGCGGTAGAATAGATCTTCATTCGTGTCAGTTCAGTTGGTATTGTGATGGTAAATCAGATGCACCAACAGAAAAATGCTGGGACGATATTGTATTACTAGCATCTGTAATGTTAGGTTGGGAATCAAAAGACTTTACACAAGGCGCTTTATGGTATCACAGTAAAAAGGTTAACCCTGATTGGGCTAGTCATTATGTTCAAACGGTTAGTATAGACAACCATATCTTCTATAAACCTCTTGATTAATACTTCTAAAGAAACTATAATAACACTATGTTAACGGATATGCCTAATATTATAGTTACCGGTGGTTGCGGATTCATTGGATCACACTTTGTAGCAAACTTACTTGAACAAGGATTTTTTGTTACTGTGGTTGATGATAATAGAACAGGAAAAGTTTATTTTAAACACGCCAACGTTGAGTATCATAAACAAGAAGTATCAACCTTTAATCCACATCATGCAACAATAGAACCACCTGCTTGTATATTTCATTTAGCAAATAGTCCACGAGTAAGGCGTTCTTTAGAATATCCATCAGAAACAATAACCAATAATATTGCTACAACCACAGCCGTAGCAGATTGGGCAAGAGTATTTAATTGTAAATTGTTTTTTGCTACTTCTTCGAGTACACAATATCAAGAAGCACAAGAAAATCCCTATACATTTAGCAAGGTAATGTGTGAGCAGTTACTATATTTGTATAGGAAATTATATTCTTTAGATTATGTTTTGATGTATTTTTATAATGTATATGGACCTGGCGAGGCTGACTATGGAGAATATAGTACAATCGTTAGGAAATTTAAACAAGACTATTTAAAAGGCGAAGCATTAACAATTTATGGAACAGGGAAAAAGGAAAGAGACTTTACCCATGTTCACGATGTTGTACAAGGAATGTTACAGATCATGGCTGATCCTAACTTACCTCCTGCAGCACACTTTGGAAAGGGTGATCCTAAAACAATATCTTCTATTGCAGAAGCGTTTGATCATCCTGTGGTACATACATTTGATAGAAAGGGAGAGGCAAAGCGCACCTGTTGCACTCAACCTTATATAGAATGCCATAATGATGTCCACGATTATATTAAAAAATGGGTGAAGGAGAACAAGAAAAATGATGCCAAAAGTAGTAGTAGACAACACAATAAAAATGACTGAAGAAAAAGTTAGTGATGTCTTTCTCGTTACAAAGGAGTTTCATACCTCTACAGAATTTTCACAATTTATCGAAAAGATGGCGTTCAATACGAACTCACCATGTATGGATATTGTTGTGGATTACTGTGAAAAGAGGACAATTGAAATCGAGAGTATTAGTAAGTTCTTAACAGCTTCTATCAAAGCAAAGATAAAAGAAGAAGCGTTAGATCTTAACTTACTTAAAGAAAAGAGAAAGTCTAGCTTACCCATATGACACCATTAGAGGCATACAAAATTCATGTAGCTGTTAAAAATCATTTTTGGGGTAAGTATAATCAAAAGAAATACCCTAACATGTTTAAGAATAGATACAAGTATGGTAGAGCCCTTAACATTCCAAACCGTGTTTTTGAATCAAAACATGGCATGGTAGGAATGTTTAAAATGATATCTGACAAATATAAAAAAGAAGAATTCATAGCTTTATCTGTTGCTAATGCAGCAGCAGGAGATACTAAATGTGGAATGCCATTTGGTATAGAAAGCAATCAAACGTTTAAGGCATGGGAAGCTAGAAGGGATAAAATTAGTTACACGTTTGGCCAAGATTTAGAAACCATAATAAATTCAGATAGAAAACTTATGGGATCTAATAAAGATCATCCAGTAGAAATACGGTTGTTATTAGGTAAACATATAGCAATAGAAAGCGTTGTTATATTAGATCAAATACTGCCTTTTGTGGATGATTATATAGAAGATCTTATAATAGGAGATACATGTTTATTAGTTAAAAGGTATGAACCATTCGTAATGAGTAATACCAAATTACTTGCTGACAAACATAAAGGTCTTATAAATAAGATTGCTAGGACTAGAAATAGTTCTAATACAACGCAAATACAATGCAATACAACGTAATACAACGCAATACAGGAGAATAATATGTCGTTTAATACACTTTCAGACCTCAGAAAACAAAGAGGCAACTTCGACAACTTAATGAAAGAAGTCGAGAAAATCTCAAATCCCCAATCATTTAAAAAAGGTGATGAGCGGGAATGGAAACCAACAGTAGACAAGGCAGGTAACGGTTACGCCGTTATTAGGTTCTTGCCTGCACCTCAAGGCGAAGATATGCCCTGGGTTAGAATGTGGAATCATGGATTCCAAGGACCAACCGGGAAATGGTATATCGAAAATTCACTTACAACTTTAAACAAGCAAGATCCAGTCTCAGAATTAAATTCCGAACTTTGGAACTCTGGTGTTGAAGCAAATAAGGATATTGCGCGTAAGCAAAAGAGGCGCCTAAGTTATTATGCTAACATTTTAGTCGTTGAAGACTCATCTAATCCAGATTCAGTAGGTAATGTATATTACTACAAGTTTGGTAAGAAAATCTTTGACAAGATTAAAGATGTTATGCAACCACAATTTGAAGACGAAAACCCAGTCAATCCTTTTGACTTTTGGGAAGGAGCAAACTTCAAATTAAAGATTCGACAGGTAGAAGGCTATCGTAATTATGATAAAAGTGAATTTGATAAAGCCACACCTATTGATGGTAGTGATGAGAAAATTGAAGAGATTTGGGCTAAACAACATTCTTTACAAGAGAAGGTTGGTCCAACTGAATTCAAAACTTATGAAGAACTTAAAGCTAAATTAACTTTAGTTCTTTCGGGTGGTCCTAAGGTCGCAACGGCTGAGCAGATCTCTCAAACTACAAACGATGCAGCAGACGATCACTTTATGGAAAAAGTAAAGTCCGTTCAAGCAGCACCAGAACCTTCAACCAATAATGAAGATGAAGATGAAACTTTGTCGTACTTTAAATCCCTGGCTGAAGACTAAACTTTCAAAGTTTTGGAGCCCTCTTAGGAGGGCTTCTTTTTTCATATAAATATTGACATGATTGATTTATTTCCAACTAAAATGTATTTGGAAAATGATGTGGCCCCAGAATTACAAGAAAGGTTGGCTACTTCTATTACAAAAATATATGATGAAAGAGCATATTATGAAGATGATAATCCTATAAAAGGAAGAGTCTGGAGACGCTTAGGTTTATATGATAGTGAAGGGAATCATATTTCTGATAAAAAAACAGGAACTAGCTGGCTAAAAAATCCACCCGGCGAAGTGTCTATGAACGGTGTTGATGGTTGGAAAGACTTAAGAAAAATAATACATAAACACGCAATAGAGTATTTCAAAGAGATAACTGATTATCCTCATATAGCCCAATTAGAACATTATTGGCCAGTACAAGCATGGTGGAGTGTCATGAATGAAAAAGATGATTACCCT